TCGACACCTTCCTGGCATTGCGGCGCCAGGTCAGATGGCTGCCCAACACCGGGTCTTCACCAATGGCCGCGCCTTTCACGGTGCCGACGTAGTTGTTGTACTCATGCTCCAGGTCTTCCCCCATCAGGATCCCCTGCATCCGGCCACTGACCAGCGGCGGCGGCGGGTTGAGCATGCCAATGCGATCGAGGACTGCATGCACCGGGCTGCGGCTGGCGCTGCTGATCGGGGCCCATTTCGGCCAGACCGCTGGCGTGCCGACGCCCATCTTCTCCTGCCACTCCTTGCGGAACATGCCCTCGGGCAGCCGCAGCTTGTAGCCCAGGTAGTCGGTTTCCTTGATCGGTTGCCCCATAGCCGCGGCCACCGATGGAACCGAGTAATAGGCAAAGTTCCGCAGGTTGTCGCGGATCGCCTCCAGCGGGTCGTTGGGATTCACCTCGTCCTGCAGTTCCTTGTCCTCCTGCTTCACGGTCCGAGGCTGGTACATGTCGCTGGCGCGGAGGCTGCCGAACCGCTCCAGGTCGCGCATGGGGCCCGATGCCGGGTTCAGCTGGCCATTAGCCAGGTAGCCCACCAGGGCCCTGACGCGGTGTTCTGTGGGATCAATCATCAGCTGGGCCAGCTGGGCGAACTGGCCCAGGCTGGTCTGGCGCATCAGCTGGCCAACGAACACCTGGCCTATGCCCATGAAGCCGTTGTAATGGTCGTACTTGGTGTATTCGCCGTTGAGAAACGACTCCTCGATGTCCTTGTAGAGAAACATGGTCTGGAGTACAGGCAGTGCTCCGAGGCTCAGCAGCGGGATCCCAAACATGCTGTTGGGGATGTGCCCCTCCTTCCTCCACTGCTGCTGAGCCGCGGGGTCCAGGGGGCCATTCCCCTCCAACACACCGGCAGCGTCTAGCGCCTTAAACATGCCCACCATGCCGAGGAAGGTGGTCCAGCCGCCGGCCACCTTCGCCAGTTGCTCCGTGCTTGGCTCCTGCCCCTTGGCCAGGTTGAACACGATCTTGCCCATCTCCCTGAGCGGCGGCGTCGAGTTCTTGAAGGTCCAAAGGTACTGATCAAAGGGGGACCGCCAATACGGAAACATTGCATCGACGTAGCGAAAGTTCCGCAGCTTCATCACACCGTCATCCACCACGCCCGCAAAGCCCTCGGGCCGGTTCTGCAGCCTCGCGTAGCTGCTGAAGCTGAACGCTTCCTTCTGCTGCAACGAGTTCAGCACTGGCATCCCCACCTTCTCGGCGGCCAAGAAGCTGGCGATCTCGTCGTCGCTGGCATCCTCCATGCCGAACTGCGTCCGCGCATCACGGATGTTCTGCGGTGTCGGCGTGGCCTGGTACAGCTCGTCATCCAGTTTCCCCCGCACCCAGGCCCGTCGATCTGCCCAGCTCTCGGATGGCTTGAACTGGATGCGTTGCAGCATCAGCTCATTGGCCCTGGTGGTCATAAAGACCCGCAGGCCAGCCCGGTGATCCACGGCGCCCATCATCTGCAGCGCGGAAACCACCGGCAATCGCTGGCCCGTCTGCTTCTCGATCAGGTGGTTGGCCATCAGCTTCATGCCGACGAACGCCTTGTCCCGCAGCAGCAACGGCCAATCGACTGGGTTCTCATCCCCCAGGGATCCAAAGAAATTGCCCAGCGATGGCTCGTTGGCGCTCGTCATTCGCACGTCAGTGAGCCCGCCTTCGCCTTCCTCCTTGTACATGGGGCGACCAACGCCTTTGCCGTCGTCGCCAATGTTCTCCCCGTAGAGCACCTTCAGCGCTGCGTCGTACTGCTCAGCGATGTCCTGCGTCCCTTTGGTGCCCAGCGTGTCCGGGTTGCCAGCGAACGGTGTGTCGGCCTCCATGAAGTGGTAGCGCAGCGACTCCTTCCAGCTCTGCCGCACCACGTCATGGGCGATGACCCCCGCCTCTGCGGCCACCCTGTATCCCTCCAGCGTCTTGTCGGTGCTCAGCAGCTTCCGGGTCCACTTGGTCCCGATCGGCTGAAACACGTCCATGGCCCGCAGCCGCACGCCGTTCTCGCCGGCCTTGCGGACCCCCTCGGCCGCGAAGATCAGCTTGCCGCTCAGGTAGTTGTTGATGAGCTGCGTGTTGCCGCTGAACAGCTGGCTGTCCTTGACGTAGGCCTTGGCATTGCGGCGCCAGTTGTGCTCGAAGTCCGCGTCAACCGGCGGCGCCGCGGGGTCCGCCAACTCCTCGTCCATGGTGTCAGCGATCCTGGCCAGGTCGTCCAGGCCATCGACGCCGCGACTGGAGGCTTCCGCCACCTTGCCGGCCAGGCTGTCGGCGGTCACCAGATCCTTGTCGCCAAAGATCCGGGTGGCCTGCTCAAAGATGTCGTCCTGGACTCTGCCGATAAAGCCGGTCAGGTCCATGCCTGGATCGCGCTGCAGCTGCTGGAGCAGCTGACCGGATACCCGGCGGGACAGGGCGGCCGAACGGGTGGCAAACACGGCCTTGGTGTAGGCATCGACAAACTCCTGCTTGACCTCAACCGCTGGCGGCAGCCCGGTGTCGTTGATCTGCTTGCGAATCAAGGCCAGCTTGCTGCTGAGGTTCACCCGCGTCATGTCGGCAAACACCTGCAGCCGGGTCTGGTTGTCGAGGATCGAGAGGAACGGCGCCACGTTGGTGGTGATCGCCTGGGCCAGGCTGTCCTTGTTCAGAGCGTGGCCGGCAAAGGCAAAGCCATCGGCCAGCCGCTGCGCGAAGGTGTCGTAGTCGTTGACCGCAGTGACGCGGGCAAAATCGACTGGGTTGTTCTTGTCCCAGCTGCCGGTGAAGGTCTGCAGCAGGGCCACCATCTGCTGGGCATTGTCGAAACCGAGGCGATCCACCAGCTGGGCAGCGTTGATGAACCAGCCCTGATCGCCAGCCGGTCGCAGCTGCTCGCCAGCGGCCCTGGCAGCGAAGTCCTGCATGGCGTCCGAGTGGGCCATGTTGGCCTCCTTGAACCAGCGGTCGAAATTGACCTCCACCTCCTCCCCGGTGGTGCGATCCCGCAGGAACACGGCAGGGATGTCCTCGCCGGCTGCCGCGGCCTGGCCGCCCATGGCCCGCCGGAGCACGTCATCCAGCGCCTTGCGGTTGCGCTGTTCCCGTTGGATGTCCTGGAAGCTGTCGTCGCAGTTGTTGGCCATGGTCAGCAGCCCTCCTCGATGGCGCGTCGTTTGATGTCCTCGATCTTTGTGTCGATCTCGGCCATCCGGCGATTGGCATAGTCTGTCGCCTCCGCCAAGGCCTGCTCAGGGTCGCCCTTCTCCGCTGCATCCAGGGCCTTCTTGGACACGCCCTTCAGCTTGCCGCCGTCTACATCTCGGAGCACGGAGGACAAGTCCGTGAACCGATCGAACTTGGGCACTTTCTCCCGATACCACGTCCGCTCAAACCATCCATTTTCATTATATGTTTGGAGGGGCGCGGCCGAATAATCGTATTTCTCTATAAGATTTCCCTGATAGAAGTCTTCGAGGATCGAGCGTGTTGACATAAACCCATTGCCACTAAGAGCGTTCCAAACTTTTTCGCCAAAGTCAAGAACACGATCGACGCCGGAGAAGAACTTAAGCGCCAGTTGTCCGATCTTGCTGTCTGGCGCGTACTCCGCAAGGAGGTACTGCGTCGGATCCGTGCCCCCTTTTCTCGCTGCTGCATAACGCTGTACCGCGACCGCTTGCGATTCACCATAGGAGATTTTGGCGTTGTCTAGCAAATGGCCACTGCCAATGGCAATCTTGAGGCGTGCCCAAGTAGAGTTGAGTATCTTTGCTTCGTTTTCGCCAAGCGCTACATGCTGGATGCGGTGCCACGCTTCGTGATAAGCCGTTTCCGTTCCTTCAAAAAGAATCCTGGGATCACCTAGTCCGTTAATCGTAATGTAGTCTTGCAGGAAATCCGGGGCCTGATGCGGGGTGTAGTAACCCTTGACCAAGCCCATTTGCCCAGGCGTGCCGCCCCATTCCCTGGGGACTTGATCAACTAAGTAGGCATCGTTGAACCGGATCTCTACCTCGCCGCCCGCCACCTCTCGTATTATGCGTGTGAGTATTGCGCGCATTCCATCTTTTGTTTCTGGCGAGAGCCCCTTGCCGCCGGGGTCAGCCGCCTTGCCGCTTATCGACATGATGCTGGTGTCAGCACCCCGCTCCGGCATCTTCACCCCATAGAACTGCCGGTAGGCATTGGAAACGTCCTCCACCGCTTGGCTGCTCTTGCCCATTGCCCTGTCATTCAGGGCCTTGTCCAGGTCGATGCCTGGGATGTTCTCGGACCACAGGTGACGGTTCTTGGCCTGCACCAAGGCGCGGGCCTCGTCAATCGACTTGACCAGCCACCTGTTCTCAGGAAGGCCAGCATTGGCCCAGTTCATCAGCGACTGAGCAACGCTGTCCACGTTGCTCTTGCTCAGCTTCTTGTCGGCTGCAGCCGGGATCTCAATGGCCCGTGCCGGTGGCGCGGCAGGCTCGGGTGCTGGGATTGAGATGTATTCACGGCCATTCGTTGTCTCGAATGTCACCCCGTCGAACCCATCAGCCCTGGCTTTGTTTACCAAGTCGTCCATAGTGGCCGATTTTGGCAAACCAAGTGTTTTCTTGGCCTCTGCCCACGTCTTAGCTTCCAGCATGTTGCTAAAGGTAATATCTGCCTCAGTGACGCTTCCGCCTTCCCCTGCATACATTTCGGCCACTTTTCTGTCGGGCGTCATAAACAAGGCGTCCCCGACTGTCTTGCCCCCTTTCCGGCCTTGTGGCACCCCGCGGTAAAGGCGCAGCGGCTGCGGAGCCTCCGGCGCTGGCGGCAGCTCAGCCGGCGCCCACCCTTCAGCGATGCCGGCCTCAGCCTTCTTCTGCTCGAAGGTCATGTCGTGGTAGCCCATGGCCTCGCGTTCGGCCCTGGCCACCTCCTGCTGCATGGCCGTGTCGCGCTCCTTGTATTCGGCTGCCAGTCGCGCCTCCTCGGCATCCAGTTTCTGGCCAAACAGCGGCATCGAGTTGTCGTATTCGGTCACCCCGAACAGTCCGGTCTGGCTGGCGTCCTGTGCATCCATGGCTGCGCCCAGTCGGCCCTGGTTGACCTTCCTGATCTCCTTGTCCCATGCCTCCACGGCCTTGGTGTCGCCTGCATCCAGGGCCTGCTGCCGCTGCTGCTGGGCGAACTTCAGCTGGCTGTCGCCGCCCATCACGTCCTGCGCGTCGATCCCCTTGGCGGCCTTGGCCACGTCGATCTCCGGCGGTGCTGGGGGCACCGGGATCGGGGTGGCTGATGGCCGCACCTCGTTCTGTGCCGCGGCCCGGTTGAGCACCAGCATCTGGTTGGCCTCATGGTCCTTGGCCGTCTTGGGCATCGGCGGCTCGGGTGCCACCGAGGCCGGCGCCGCTGGCTCAGGTGGCTTGGGCAGCATCACCTTCTCGGCGGCCTGGGCCAGTTCGCCCTGGATCCGGCGGGCCACCACGTCCGCCTTGGCCCCGGCGGCGATCTCCTCGGCCCCTGCGTTCAGCAGTGCGCTGATCTCGTTGTCGGATGCCCACCAGACCGCATCGAACACCCGGCCCAGCTGCTCAGCATCGAGGCCCGCCTGCATCGCGGTCTGCGCGTCGATCTGGCTGTTGCCCTTTGCCTCCAGCGTGCCGGCGTTGCGCGAGGCCCCCTTCAGCGCCCGCTTGTCGGTCGCCAGGTTGGCCTTGACCTTGTTGACCAGCTTGATCTTCACCACCGTCAGATCGCGCTCTGCAGCCGTCTCGAAGCCAGGGATTTCGCCCTGCCTGATCCGGCCGCCGCTGTCGGCTGCTGTGGTCGGCGTCCCACGGGCAAGGTCAATCAGCCGCGGGAAGTTCTCCTCGGTCCTGAAGAACTTGTCGTCCTGGTACTTCGTCCACACCGACTGCATCTTCTCGGGGCTCAACCCTGATGCCCCCAGCGCCATGGCACGCGCCTCGGGGAGATCGCCGGTCAGGCCAGCCTGGAAGATGTTGTCGGGCAGCGCCGCCAGCTGGAGGCCCTTCTCCGCATGGCCAGAATCGAGCGGCAGCCCAGCCTTTTTGGCTTGGCCCATGTCGAGGATCCCGGCATCGCGGAAGAACTTGGCCGCGTCCCATGGCGTGCCGCCGCCGCTGGCGATGTTGTCCATGGCGCCCAGTGCTCGCGCCTGCTCGGGGGTGCTGGCCAGCAACCGCCGCACCGGCAGGGTGGGGATGCCCAGCTCCAGTGCCTTGGCAAGGCGGTTGTGGCCGTTCACCACATAGGTCTTGCCCGTTGCCGGGTCTTCCCAGACCAGCAGCGTGTTCTCCATGCCGGTGTTCCAACGCTCCAGCCCTTCGAGGCTGTTCCCCTTCTGCACACCCTTGTTGTTGGTGTTGAGCTTGTACTGGAACCGCTCAGGGTCGGCCACCAGATCCCTTGTTCGAGCCAGCTCGATGCCGGCCTTCAGGCGATCGGGCATGACCGTGGCGCCACTATCCGCCAGGGCGGACAGGGTTTCTATCGCGTCCTCACGGGTCAGCTCCTCGAACGGTCGGCCGGTGCGGGCATAGGCCTCACCGAACAGGCCAGGGTTGACCTCCGGGTGGAACACACCCAGCAGCTCGTCGTCGCGGAGATTGCTCCACTCGTCACGGCGGGTCAGGAACTGGTTTTCGGCCAGCTTGTCGGAGGGTGCCACCACGTTCGTGGCCGTCAGCTCCGGCCGCGGGGCCACCGGCTGCCGGCTGGCCAGGGCCTCCTCGATTCGTGGCAGCACCGGACCAGGGGTCTGCGCGATCTGCTCAACCGCAGCCGGATCCAACCGCTCCAGGGCCAGGGCAACGTGGTCGATCTCGGGCAGCTCCGGGTCGTAGACCGGCGCCGCCATGTCGTCGGCTGCAGCGGGGGCCTTCGGTGCGGCGGGCTCCGGCGCTGCCATGGGGGCAGGGGCTGCAGCTGCTGCCGGGGCCTCGGGAGCGGTGGTTGCCGCCCACGGATTGACCATCGGATCAGCCTGGGGCAGATCACCAGGCATGGCCTTGCCAAACGTGGTGAAGTCGCCGCCCTCAATCGAGGGGATCGCCCGCGGTTGTGCCGCCGGGGCCGGCGCAGCGGCTGGTGCTGGCTGGCTGGTGGGGTTGTACGGCACACCACGCTCGGCGGCCAGCACCTCCGGAGCAATGCCCAGCATCTCTGCGTGCTGCTCCAGCACAGACCTGACAGGTTTGGCCGGCGGGGGAGCCACGGGGGGCGGTGGGGGTGGAGGTGGCGTCGTCGCGGTCTGCGTGAAGTTGTGCCCCCCGGTGGTCGGGTCCGGTTCCTGCAGCCCATTGGCCACCGTCTTCTGGCGGGCCCTGCTCAACTCCTGCGCTGTCCGGTTCTCCCGCAGCGCCCTGGCGACATGCGGCGCCCGCTCAAGCAGCCCCGCTGCACCGCCCAGGGCGCCAGCAAACACCATGGATGCCGGGATCTCCCGCCATCCAGCAGAGATTCGGTCATCACGGGTCGGGTCAGCCGACAGTGCATCCGGCACCGGCACGCCAACCGCTTTCAGCAGGCTGCTGGGCCCACCCATCGTGTTGTCGGTGAGGAGGTTGGCGGCGCCTTCGTTGGCCGCCGTGTTCAGCCCCCATCGCGCTGCCTTGGCAGCAACACCGGCACCCTTGATCGCTCGGCCAAGCTGCAGCGCCTCCACCGGGGCCAGGGCAGCGTTGGCGGCAAAGCCAGCTGGGATGGCCTCATAGACATCCCGATTCGATGGCGACATCTCCTCCGGCAACCGGCCGCCTAAGGCCTTGGTGGCGGCCCTGCCTGCCGCGAGGATCGCCTTGCCTGGCAGCGTTGCCTCGGGATCCCGCGATGGCCCAAACAGGCCCATGGGCAGTAATGCCGGTGCAAACGCCGGCAGCGCAATAGCCCGCGCCACTGGATTCGTGACACCCGCCTTGTCCAAGGTCCGATTGGCGTTGCCCAGGGCCCGCTGGCCGAAGTTCACCGCGGCCAGGGCGGCATCGGATCCAGCGCGAACCGTGGCGCCAACCACCACCTGGCGAGCGACAGGAGGCAGCGCATAGATCAGCTGCTGGATCGGCAGGGTCGGCTTCCGGTCGGTGGGCAGCGGCTTGTTGAACTGCTCAGCTCGCTTGCCCTCGTACCTCAGGTCGTTGCCCAGGCCTTGCGGGGTGACATGCCACCACCACGGATGCTCTTGGGGCTTCTCCTTGCGCTTCGGTGTCGGTTTGGCCGGCCCAAACCCGCCACCAGACATCGGCACGCTGCCGGCCGCATTGCCACTGGTGCGCCAGCGGCCGTTCTTGTCCTTCTCGTAGGTGTAGGGCATGGGTCAGTTCCGTGGTGAAAGGCCAAGGCGCCGGATCGCCTGATCTCGGTGTTCGCGCAGCCGGCGCTGCGTGGCATCCGACCGGGCCACCGTTCCGTTGCCGTCAGCAGCCCAGCCGGCCCCCACGTTCCCGCCATTGACTGCGGCGTAGAGATCAGGCAGGCCCATACCTGGCTTGACGCCGCGAGCCTGCAGGTATCGGGCCACCCCCTCCAACTGCTGCTCAAACGTCTGCCCCCCGTGGATGCCGTAAGCACGCCTCTCGTTGGCCCCTGCTTGGATCAGTCCCACCCGGCCGGCTGCAGCGCCGCGGCCAGGCTCAGAAGGGGACATCGTTCCGCCCGTCTCAAAGCTGAAGATGGCGGCCATGTCGGCAGGGTTAAGGCCAAGCCGATCGGCAACACGAACCAGCGCTGCCCCATTTGAGGTGCTGGCCGCCCAGTTGCGCCCAACCCCACCACCGCCGGGGCCCTCCATGGTCGCGGCCGAGGCGGGCCTGGCGCCGGTCACCAGATCCAGCGCTGCGCCGGTCAGTATCGCCAGGTTGGGGAACCGCTGCGCCGTGGCCCGCTGGCTCACGATGTAATCCCCGGCGCCGGCATTGGCCGCGGCCTGCTTCAGCATCTTCTGCTGCAGCTCCGGAGGCAGGTTGAAGATCGGATTGCCCTCGTTGTCCTGGTACTTCTCGGTCTGCTTCAGGATGAACTGGCCGCCGTTCTGGGCACCAGAATCCCGCCAGGCCTTCTCGAACGCCTTGGGCCATGGCTTGCCCTGGGCCGCCGCCTCGATCAACTGGTTCAGCGCTGGAGCACTGAGCACCGGCAGCTTCTCGTACTGGCGCAGCAGCACCTTGCGATCGGGGATGTTGTCGAGGCCGTTGATCTCGTAGACCTTGCCGCTGTATGGCGCTGGCTTGGTCGGCCCTGGGCCGGCCCGTGTGGGGCCTATGTCGCCGGCCGCGGCCCCCATCTTCGTCTTGGGAGTGACCCCAGGGGCGTTGGTGTACTTGCTGCCGGGGAACAGGTACGCCTTCTGCTCTGCGCCATTGGGACCGCTGCCGTACTTGGTCAGCGCCTCAAGGGTGTACCGGCGAACCTCGGCATCAGTGAGCCTGCTGCCTTTCTTCCCTTCCTCCTGCATCAGCACGGCATTGACATGGGGCGCATAGGCCTGCCATTGCCGACTGCGTGACGACGAGCGATCGCCCTGGTTTTTCCGGTCTGATGGTCCGTAATAGGTGTTCAGGCCTTGATTAACTGTCTGGTTGATAACCGCATCCCGCGCTTCCTTGTAAGGCGCCATGTTGGTGTTGTCCTTGTCAAAAGCGCGGATCGCTTCATTCAGACGCGACCTCACTTTGTTGGCTTCTTGCGGATCTCGGTAATGCTGGGCAATCATTTCGACGCGCCCGTACTCGGCTGCGGCGTTCCATTTGTCGCCGCGCCTCTGCGCCATTCCGGCAAGCTCTCGCTCAGCCAGGCCAGGATCGGGCTGTCCCTCAAAATAAATGTTGCTCTTAAGGTCAAGTATTTCCTTGCGTTTCTTTTCCAACGCAAGCAGTGTGGTCCCATTCTTTGCAAGGCCTGCCCCGTATTTGTTGTGATACTCGGCAACGGCAGCATCCGCCACCCGATTACGTTCCTCTCCTGGGGGTAGCTTGCCAACCCGTTCCCAGAGGTAAGCCTCAAATGCTGGCGCCTTAATCGACTTGCCGTTTTCATCCTCAAATTGCCAGTCTTGAATCATCAGCCCTTCCCGTGCCGCCTTCTGCTCCTCTCGACGGGAAGCACCCAAACGGAACCTGATCTCAAGATCCTCGTCCATGTAGACAGAAGCCAACACCAGTCGTGCTGGCTTGCCTGTCGCCGGGTCAATGATTGGCTTGCCTTTCTCATCAAGCACTGCATCGGTAGATTCAAGGCTGCCAACCATTCGCCGGAGCCCATCATTCGTACCCCAGCCCAATTTATCCAACGTCTTGAAAATCTCCTTTTGCCGTTTTCTGCCCTCGCCAGGCAGCGCTCCTGTCTGCGTAGCACGATCTAGTTGGCCTTGCAACAGGCTTTTCAATGCTGAATTAAACATTGCCGCCTGCTGCGGGTCAGCAGTCAACGTATAAGTTGTGCCGTTGTATTCAACGGTTTTGGATGATATTGCCGCCAGGTAAGTATTTCGCATCTGTGCAGCCGTGCTCTCAATCGACTTGGCATCCAGGTATTCCTGTCGGTCTTTGGCGATCTGCAGGCCCACCTTCTCCCTTGCCTTTTCGACCTCGGGCGCCACGAACCGCTGGAACACCGGGCTTTCGGCCGTCAGTCCATAGCGCGTCATCAGCTGCGAGCTGTACTCGTCCGCAATCCGCCGCACCTGGCCCTGCCCTTGGTCTGGCGCCAAATAGTCGATTTCACCGGCACGCTGCTGGATGGCATTGGGCAGGCCGATGGCCACCTCGCCGCCGGCCACCTTCGCCAGGCCCCGCTCGTACCCCATCTGCCGGTACGGGTTGAGCAGCGCCATGATCCCGGCCGCCTGGGGATCCTTCTTCGCCAGCGCACGGTTTGCTGCCGCATGGTTCAGCTCCGCGTTCTCCATCGCGGCATCGTTCTGCGCCAAGCCCTTGAGCGCCGCAGCCCGTGCCACGGCCTCGCCTTGCCGCATCTGCTGGTCGGCGTACTGGAGGCCGACCGCCTGCAACACCGGGGTCAGCTTCCGGTTGAAGGCTTCCAGGTTGCCGGCCAGCGTCTCAAACGCATTGACCCCCTGCACATTGGGTGTGCCGCCCTGCTGCACCACACCAGGCTGCCTGAAGGCAGGTAGCTGCGCCGGCCTGGCAGGCTCGGCCACACTGACCCGCACCGGCTCAATGAACGCCTGGACGGGCCTGGCAACTGGCTGGATCTGGTTGTCAGCTTGGCGTGCCATATCAGACTCCAGTCCTCAGCTTCTGAATTGCGCTCGCGGTGTTCATGTAGGTGTTCACCCCGCCCAGCAGGGCAGTGCCAGCCTGCAAGGGGCCCATGCCGCCAGGGGCTGGCCCGGTCATGGATGGTGCCGCCGGGGTCATCAGCGTTGGCAGCGGTGGGTATGGGGCGATCGGGTCTTGGTACTGCTGCTGCTCATAGAACGGCTGGCTGTTGTAGGCATTGAGATACCGGGCCACGCTGCTCAGCTGGTCCCGCTTGTACTGGCGGCTCCGCAGGCCCTCGTTGATCTCGCTCAACGTCTGGTAGTCGCCCATCTGGCGGGCAAAGTCGTTGACGAACCGATCGGCCGTGTTCCCCTCCTGGGCCAAGGCCTGGTACGCGGCGGACTGCTGCAGCAGGCGGTACTGGTACTGCTGGAAAGCCACGGCCTCCTGCATGCCCACCTCCTGGTACTGCTGCGCCACGGCCTCGCTGTTGACCATGAACTCAGCGCCAGCTGCAGCGCGGGTCTGCCCCACCACGCTCGCCTGATTGGCCTCCTTGGTCAGCTCGAAGTTGCGGAGCTGGTGGACATAGGCCAGCGATTGGTTATACGAAACGGTGTCTTGCCAATACTGCTGCTGGGCCGCGGCGTTCGATAGCCGTGCATTGAGGCTGGCCTGCCACTGGTTGAACTGTGCAGTCGCGCCCTGGTACGCCCGTTGGTTCTTGTATTCCTGCTGCTGCGCCTTGTTCTTGGCAATGCCACTGAACAGGTCCAGCCCGGTGGAAACCGCTGAAACGCCAAGGGATACCGGATCGAGGCCAAATGGAAATGCCATCAGCTCTCCCTCCAGGCATGGCGAAATAGCTGGCAGCTAGGGCCCATGGGTTCAGGTGTGCCGATCTTGAATCCCATTGACCTCAGCCAACGAACCGATTCTACGTTCGTTGCAAGCACCCAGTTCTCCAGCAGTGGAGAGTCTTCCAACAGGATGTCCGTCCACCGCCGTCCACCCAGGGCCAGCACCGCCCGCCGCTGTGGTGTCGCCGTCAGACCATCGGTTCCCAGCAGCCAGATCACGCTCCCGTTGAGGCCAGCCACGCCCAGGGGCTCCCCGTTGTCGGCACAGATGCAATGGACAACGCTCGATGCCATCCAGGCCTCCAGCAGCGCCTGGGCCCCGCCAATGCCATAGGCGTACCTGCACTCCAGATCGTCACTGCGGCGCAGGTTCAGCGCCACAAACTCCACCATCAGCTGCTCAGCTGGCCGCCACTTCATTGCAGCGCCTGGGCCCTGCTGGTGATCTGCGCGATCCAATCACAACCACTGAACATGCAGGGGTTCGGCGTGTCGTTCACCACCTCGACCATGCAGCTTTCGCCGCGGGCCTGAATCGGGATGCTGAACACCCCCTCGAAATACTGCCGGTCCTCGATGTCGAAACCGGGCTGCAACGCGCTGCCCACCTGGCTGTTCCGCACCCCCAGCTGCCAACCATCAAAGGTGTAGGTGGCAGTAGGGCGCCGCTCTGGGGTCACCTCAGCCCTGAAGTAGCTGGTGTCGTGATACCGCAGCCTGGCGTGACGAACCTGCGTGCGGTCCACGTTGCTGGCCACCCGGCCGCCGCCCTGATCCCGCATCAGCTTGAACCGGCTGAACCTGTACCGGAACTCGAACGACTCACCAAACACCACGGCCTTGCCGCTCCAGTCGCCGCGTGCGGTGATCGTGTTACCGCTGACGGTGGAGCCAAGGAACTTGCCACCGTTTTGGTAGGTGCCGTACAAGCTCCAGGCCTGAGTGTTGGCCGCTGCTGTGTACGGCAGGGTCCAGGTCGTGGTCTTGTTGATGGGGTCGTAGATGCCGCTGGCAACCCGTGCAACCGCTGGTGTCGCCGTGGTGGTGGTCACCGCCCGATCCAGCAGCAGCGTGGTCAGCGCATCGGTGCTCAGTCGATCCGACACCTGTATCCGCTCCAGCCAGATGCCGCCATCCGGGTACTGGGCCAGCAGGTACAGCGTTTCCGCCACGCACAGGATCTGCAGCACCCGGTTGGCCCCGTTCAGCTGCCAGTACGACCAGCTGCGTTGAATCCGTTCCATGCCACCGGCAGCGCCGGCAGCGCCGCGATCGGCGTACTTGTAGGCGTAGATCCGGTCCTGAAAGTCGGTCGTCTTGCTGATGGCAAACCACACGCCGGCCGCATCGTTACCGGTCAACTGGGTCACCCCTGCCGGGATGAAGGTGGGGACGTGATCGGTGAGGCTCGGCGCCGATCCGATCTGTGAAGTTCCCGCAATGCGGACACTGAACTCTCGGAACTGGGACCAGCTGCCATTGGTCTGGACAAACACGACACCAGAGGCGGCCTGCAGCGGCCTGGCAGCGGTATCGACCTCGAACGCAGTCAGCACGCTCACCGTGGCGCTGGCCGGCGTCAGGCCCGCAGCATCGCTGCTCAGACGGAATTGCAGCTGGTCAGAGAACAGGATCAGCTCGTCCTGGTTGGGCACGGCGTAGCGCAGCACGCTGACCCGGTTGCTGCTGGCCGATAGGTCAATCGGATCGGTGTCGAGCACCGTCGTCACCGTCTCCGGGAAGAAATCGAAGAAGCTCTTGGCCCTGCTGAGGATCACGTTTTCGTCAGCCAGCAGGCCCAGCCGGTTCCGGTAGATGAACACGTCCTGGATCGGGTAGCCGATGAAGGACGGGTCGGGAGCGGTGTCGAAGTCGCCGGCCGTTCGCTGCCCCCAGGTCGGGATCTTGGTGCCGCCCTGGGTGCCGCCACTGGCGGGCCCGAAATAGAAGGTGCCGTCGCTTAGTCGCACCAGCAGATGTGGCATGGTGTTGGCATTCAGCTGGTATGGCATGCCGGGGGCCACACACTCCTGCCACGTCCCCTCACCAAAAGTGGCAGTGGCGCCGCGGGGCACAAAGCTCACGAAGTAGCCGTCGTACTTGTTGGTGGGGTCACCCACGACTTCCACCTGATACCCCTTGGGAGCGATGGTCGGCAGATCGGTGAAGGCCTGCACAGTGTTGGTGATGGCGGTGATGTCGGCGTTGGCCCTGGCATCAGTGGCGGCCACGGTGATGGCGCTGCTGGAGGTCAGATGCAGCACTGATCCCTCCCTGGTAATCGTCACCCCGCTCACCCCGGCCAGAGCAGTCTTGATCGACTCAGCAATGTCAGCGGTGCTGATCCGGTTCTCGGTCACCGTGCTGCCGCTGGCTACCACCGGCTGCACCGGAGTCGTGACGGTGGCCAAGGTGCCGTTCACCGACACCCGGTAGGTCTGCCCGTAGTTGGCGGCCTTGACCCACACCAGGGCCTCGTTGGCCGCCGGCCTGGCCGTTGCTGGCGCCAGACTCGCAGCCATCGCCGGCACCCGCTTGACGCTGCTGATGAAGGTGTAATCCGCAATCGAGGCGCACCGGATGTCGGTCGCGCAGCTGATCACCGTGGACAGGTAGCTGTACCCCGATGGGGCATTGACCGTCTTCTCGATCCCGTCCAAATCAAACACTCGAATCGCGGTCTTGCCAATCACCACCAAATACTTCTCGCCGCTGTCCCGCAGGATCGAGTGGAAGAAGACATCACCCAGTGCTGCGGTACTGATGCGCCGGATTACGTTGGTGCCAGCCCGTTTCCTTAGGCCATCAGTCAACGATGAATAGCCATTGATCTGCACCTCCCCTTGCGTCGGGTCACGCTGCGAATCCGACTGCTGGCTGATCCCTTGGATCAAGTTGGGGATGGAGTAACTGTTGAGGGTCATGGCTGCGTCGGCCCCAGCGCTTCCACAAAATCCGCAGGCAGATCAAACTGCTCGGCCATCGCCTTCACGGCGGCCAGCAGCTCAGGCGAAATCAGATCCAGAGCGCGGGCCATGCTCCAGGACGACAGAAAATTGGCTGGTCGCCCGTCCTCAACCTTGCCCAGGCCAACTGCCAGGCCTAGGCCCAGGGCTGGCGCCTGCTGCAGGGCTGCACGGAGCAGCGAGTTGATAGCCGGGCTGGCCTGCACTGCGGCGCCGAACTCGACCCAGCGGGGCTGAGGCGCGATCGGGGGCAGCTCTACCAGCTCCCATGCTTGTTGCCAGGTGCCAGCGGCTAGGACTGGGGTGATCTCCACGGCCTGGAAGAGTGCGGGATCGTGCTCAGGCTGCGGTGTGGAGCTGTAGGCAACCAGCAGGATTGGCGGCTCCAGGGCGACATAGCTGGCCAGCTCGGCGGGGTGCGGGTCGTTGGAAACGGATAGGCGTGGCTCGTCTGCCCGGAGTTGCGCCGCTGAGTAGGGCCATTGCGGGCCGGAGGGGCGTAGGCGGAGGAGGTTTGCCATTAGAACGCTGCTCCAATTGCGGTGATGAGGGCGGAGACGCGGGCGTCGAGTTGGGCGAGGTCTAGGTTTTCGCCGATGCTGTAGAAGGCTAGGCGGGAGGAGGTAAAGTTACTGACCGTTCCGTTCGCCTCGCACCTGGCAAAAATATACATGGCTTGAAAATATGACGGCGTTGATGTCTGATTTACAGTCCCACCAACTGCGCCTCCACTTGCTCGCCAGGTATACGATGCAGATGAGCCTCTGCTAACTCCATAGATGCCGACTCCTATTGCTGATCCGCCGTGATTAGTGCCATTGATACTCCTTGAAACACTAAATGGGCCTGGCACCATAATGATTTGCGTTGAGGTAAGTGATGTGGTTAAACTAGCCGTACCGGCTGCCACACTAATCCCTACTGCCGTGCTGTTGTGATATACGGCTAAGTGTTGGCTGTCTTGCGGATCAGAAGTGAGATACCTATTGCTATTCAAATACTTCGTGCTGCCATTCCCCACCAGCCCCGTTTTCCGGTTGTAGTCACCACTCACAAAGTTAAAGTTTGTCGGGGCCGTCCCCACCAATGGCACCAACGCACCAGCCAGCGTCCTTGCGCCAGCCATGATGCACGATGCCTTGATCGCGTTCCAGATGCCGTCTAACTTGCAGCCAACCACAAACGCATTGATGGCGTCTTTTGTTGCAACTTCCAGTGATTGGCCGTCTGCAGTTTCGACCGCTGTGATGTAAGTCAGCGCGTCGGCGTCGTAGCCACCCAACCCCCCAATAAACCCCAGATCCCGCAGGGTCAGCGTGGTCATGTTTGCACCCCATAGGCAGCAACACAGTCGCTATCAGCCGTGCCGAAATAGGTCAGCGACAGCACCGCAGTCTTGCTGGCGGCGATCGAGCTGGGTTTGGTCCCCAAAAACACCCAGCCAGCGGGGAACGTCAGGGCGCGGGCCGAGGTGTCGCCGATCAGCCGGATTGTCACCTGGCGGCCACTGGCGCGGTTGCTCGTGGTGAAGGTCAGCCCACCTGTCAGGCTGATTGTGCGATACCCGCCGGCCAGCGCGGCTAGGTCGAGATCAACCGTGGCGGCATAGGTGATCGTGGCGGCGGTGAAGGTGATTGGCAATTTCGCGGCATTGTTGCCGTCCAACTTTTGAATCGCCTGCAGGATGCTGTCTGTTGCGGCAACTGTCCCGGCGCCACTGGTGAAGCCGGTGATTACTTTGCCGATCACGGCGCTGTTGGCCACCGTGGCCGCAAACGACCCAGTGCCGCTGCCGCTGACTTCGCCCGTCAAGGTGATCGTCTGATCGCCAGTGTTGGTGCCGGTGATCGCGTCGAGCTTGGTCTTATCGCTGGCTGACATCGAGCCAGCCGCGCTGGTGGTGGCTGCGCTGATTGCCACCGTCTGCGTGCCGGAGTTGTAGCTCAGCGGTGCAGTGGCGCTCACCACGCCCGATGGCCCGGTGCTGCCCGTTGCGCCCGGATCGCCCTTGTCTCCCTTGTCACCGCGAGGGATGGTGACGTTGAAGGTGGCCGCG